GCATCTGTTATTTTTACTAATTCTGAGTACTTTGGATGTGTATCGCCATTAATAAGTTCACTTATGTAACCAAATGGAATTTGTCCTTTATTACTAACAGCTAACCTATGATTAATTCTAAGATCAGCAGCTATGTTATGAGTTTTATGGTCGTATTGTGTTAACCTTGCTGCGTTATCAAAATCACCATGGCTATAATGCAGTATTTCATGCATTAATACCCACTCTACATAAAAATATGCATCTGGTATAGGTCCACCATTTGATTGGTATTTTGTGTCAGTTGCAGGGATTTTTGGTTTCTCAATAACTGCAAAATCCATTAACTTTTGCAAAAAGGGTTTGTAAAAAACGAAATCTCCGTCTTTGGTTACACATGCTGTTTTTACATCGTTGTATTTTGCATCTCTTGGATCAGTGCTTGGCATCAGTATCCAAGGCATTTTTCGTTTATAGTTAAATCGTCCTGGGCTATACAATGGATAAAGAGCAGGATGTTGTCTTTGAGTTAGATCTACTAATTCTTTCCAATCTTTGATGTCAAATTTTACACGTTGCTTTTTCCATTCATCTTTTTCTACGAAGTGTTCTAATAAATCAAATGCAGCATGTTCCGCAGCGTTAGCTGAAAGAGTTTTATATAGAATAGGACTATATTGTTCAAATGCTTTCTTTGAATTTATTGCATTAATTATGTGGTTTTTACAGAATTCAATTGATTTACCACCAATGGTATGAGCCAAATCTATAATTTTTTTGATATGCGGATCATTCAGCACACTTTTTTTGAATTCAAAATCATCTTTTTTTCTATAATCTAAGCTGACTTCTTGAAGTAAAACAGATGTCAGGGAACTAATTTTAGTAGACATTTAGTTATCCTTTTAGTTTGCTTAAAAGATTTATGACACGGGGCATAATATTGTTATTGATGTATGATACTAGTTTATCATGCTCTGCAGTACCATGCTCTTGATCTGCTATATCGTTCATTGCCGTATGCATAAATTCTCTTAGTACTTTAAGAACAATTTCTAATGGCTCAGCACTATATTTGTCAGATATTGCATTATGTAAATCCCATACAATAGCCTCTACAGCACTGTATAGCTCATTTGTTGCTTGTATACCCTCGTTACTTTTTTCTTTTACAGGATGTGTATTTTTACCTATTAAATGGTGCTTGGATTCAACCGTGGTCGCAAGTTCATTAAAAAATGCTGATAGTTCAGTGTGAAATGTATTTGGGTGATAGTTTTCCATATATTTTGTCCAATTAGGATCATCTGCTAAGTGATAATCAGAGTCTTTTAAAATATTAGGAAGCATATACTTTAATTCAGCTTTTTTACCTACGTTACTCATGAAACTAGTCATATTATCATGAAGCCATTTTTTAATGTCAGTCATGAAATCTTGAGTTAATTCAGGATTTTTATCATATAAGGCGCCTATTACAGACTTAAATTTTGTATACAAGTAGTCGGATAATTTTCGTGCAACTTCGTCTGGTTCTTCGCCTGCACTTTCTTCAATTTCACTATCAATACCAACAATTAAATATTTGTAAAGGTCGTCATAATCCCTGGGAGACAGATATTCACTGTCCTCTGGTGTCATCTCTGAACTCTTACTACTTAGTTTAAGAAAAAATGGTAAACTTTTGTGATGAACTTTTTCATTTTCATCAGCGTTTGCATTTGGCAATTTGTGTGCAAACTCTTCAACAAATCCTGTTAAAATTTGCTTTGCCATTTCTTTAACATCATCACTGTAATTTTTGTATTCAGTTTTATTAAGTGCGTCAAGGTGTGATTGTAGTTTATCATAATTAGGAGAAGCTTCAATGAGGTCAGCACTATCCTTAAGATGTGTTGATAGTTCATGAACTGGATCGCCATATTTTTTAGGGTTCATTGCAGCTACTATTATCATGGATGACCATAATTTGTATCTATCATTAAATTCTTTTTCTAGAATTAACCGACGAAGAACGTTAAAAGTATTTTGTGTTTGAACACGGTTAATTTCGTCAAAAAATAATAAAAACTTATAAGGCTGCTTTAACCATGCCTGCCTATCTTCACGAGAAGCTGATTTTTTCCACGTATTAAACTCTTTCATAACCTGTTTAATTATAAGTCTTCTTAATGGAGGTTCACTAAATTCAGTTGATTGCTCACTTTGTGTTTTTCCAGATTGAGGTAACGGCAATCCAATAATATCCGTAGACTTTAAGCCCTGAGAATTAATTTTTACAGGTACAAGGTTGAATTCCCTAGCAGCATGAAGAATTGCACTGGTCTTTCCTACTCCCGGCCTACCATATATTATAGGAATATATGATCTGTTCTTACCAAGTGCTATTTTTTGTTCTATCTGATGCTCAAGGATCTTTTCCCAGTCAGTTGGGGGTGTTGGATCAAGAGTACCCAGTTTTACTTCGGACGTTTGCTTGATTAGATTTTCTAACACAGGACGTACAAGAGTCCACAGTGTGCTGGTCTTTTCATCGTCTTTAAACATAGTTTTGACAGACCCAAGCAGATTATTTGCGTCTTCAGTACTTTTTACAGGTATAGAAGAACTAATATATCTAAGAACTTGTTCCCACCTTCTAGAACTTGTTCTGATTTCACTGTCATCATCCCAGTTCAAATACTCATCCTGAATTATTGGGTAGAACACATCCACCACTTCCTTTTTAATTTTGGAACCGCGCGACAGTAGATAATACCAAAATTCATTTTTGGTTGGGGGTTGATATTCTAGTGGACGGTGTTTGGCAGCACCCTGAGGTGTTTCAACCGTTCCACCAACATCTTTCATATTACTAGCTGTTATAATATAAACATCTTCTGGGAGCATATCTTGACCAATTTTATGCTCTAATATATCTCGCAGGACATTTCTAACTTCAACTTCAACGGTTCTATAATATTCGTCCAAAAATAAAATACCGCTAAATCTACGTCTAATTGCTATTATGTTACCTTTTGTTTTTTCACTGAATGTATTATAAACAGCTTGTATATCTTCTGGCCACGAAGCCATGTCTTTTTGCCACTGCTGGTCTGTTTTCTTTTGTAGATTATTACATAAATCAACAAGATGACTTTTGGCCATAACTACGTTCATTTTATCAGCAACCATAGTGCCACTGGCGGTTTTCTTGTTATCTTTAAATTTTAAATAAGGTATATTGATGACTTGTTCAATGCTCACATGAGGTACTTCAATAACTAAAAGTTCCAACCCTAAAATTCTACTGAGATCTTTGATGAATGTTGTTTTCCCAATTCCTGTGCCACCAGTCAGAGTAATCATGTCACCCTTGTAGGCAAGCATGTTATCAAATACGTGGCGAAACATAGACGCCCTATTGGACCAGTTCACCGTATTTTTTGAAAATTCTTGATTTTCAACTAGTTTTTTTCTATTTTTTTTCATATTAATCCCAGTTTCTTATATCTTTCCACAAGCTTGAATTTTCTTTCATGTGGGTATGCAACAGGTCGTTATCATAAACTTTAATTCCACATACATTGTGGATTGGCTCACTACTTGTGAGTTTTGATTCTTGCAAACTTTTATTCTTATTTTTTTTAGATTCTTTAGATTTCTGCATGGTAATCTCCAATAGTATATTTATATTTTTTAGCTAAAATTATTCAGTTAAAAGCTGATATAAAGTAGCGTTTGTACAGGTTAAATACAACTTAAAAATGTATTCAGATTCTACAATTGTCCATTCAATTTCTAGAAATCCTATTTCAGACCTATATTGATCTAAAATAAGAGAAATTTCTTGATATTTTGAAGCTGGATAAGCTTTAGTAATTGATTTTATCATTCAAATAGGCTACTTACACTTCTTTCCTCGTTAATACGACACATAGCTTCAGCTAGAAGTGGACCAATGGATATTTGACGAATATTTGGCGTGTTTGCTACAGCGGTAGTAGCCTGGATACTATCTGTAATTGTCATAGCAGTAAATGGAGAGTCTTTAATTTTTCCTGTGGCGCTTCCACTAAAAACACCATGTGTGCAGTATGCAGCAACTGATACTGCTCCATTTTTTATAAGAGCATTAGCCGCATTTACCAGTGTTCCACCACTATCCACAATATCATCTATCAATATGCAGTTTCGTCCAGTTACGTCACCAATCACATTCATGACTTCGCTTACCCCGGCCTTTTCACGACGCTTATCAATAATTGCCAAGTCACTATTAATACGTGTTGCTATAGCTCGCGCACGTACAACTCCACCTACATCTGGGCTTACAATAATAGGATCAAGATTTTCAAACCGTTCTTTAATATCTTTTGAAAAAAGTGGAGCAGCATATAGATTATCTACAGGAATATCAAAAAATCCTTGAATTTGGCCAGCATGTAAATCCATAGTAAGAATTCTATCCGCCCCTGCCACGGTTATAAGATTAGCTACTAACTTAGAACTGATTGGTGTTCGTGGACCACTTTTACGATCCTGTCTAGCATATCCAAAATATGGCATCACAGCAGTCACCCTTTTAGCACTGCTACGCTTTAAAGCGTCCAGTGTAATCAATAACTCCATAAGGTGATCATTAGCAGGAAAACTCGTTGATTGAATAACAAATACATCCTCGCCTCTTACATTCTCATGAATTTCAGCGAATACTTCATGATCATTAAACTTTTTTATTGTGGCAGATGTAAGTGGGATATCTAGGCATGCTGAAATAGCATTTGCCAAGTTTTTATTACTATTACAAGAAATTATTTTCATATTTTTTTGCCTTTCTCTGGTAGCTCTTTATGTGGTAGAATGCTATGAATAACCCTGCTATTCCAACAAATAGCAGACAGTATAAAATAAAAAGAGAGGAAAATAAGGTATCAATCTCAATCATACAGAAAAGCTTGCCCCACAACCACACTTACTTTTTTCATTAGGGTTATTAAAAACAAGACCACTTTTAAATGGTGTACTTTCAAAATCAATAATAATACCCATTAAAAAAATAATGGATTTATAATCAAGATATAAAACGCAATCATGTTGATTTATTACTTCGTCTTTAGGATCAATAAGGTCGTTATTACTTAAATGATAACTCAGGCCGGAACAACCTTTACTTTTTACACTTAATTTCAACGACTCTCCGGTTTTTGATAACGACTTTATGTAAGATGCTGCAGATGGGGTTAGAGATACAATTAAATTCCGATCCACGTTTTTGATACCATCAGTTGAAAAATCTATTTATTGAAACAACTGTCAGTCCAATAACAACAAAAATGAATAGACAAAAATAAAATGCGTCCTTTTTCATTGTATTATACTTCTTCTACGGTCGCCATCAGTGGGAAATTGTTGTATCTGGCAGCTTTCAATGTTTCATCTTTTTTTTGCAGAGCAATTTCAAATGAGTATGTGCCAGCTATTCCTTTATCATGTTCATGGATTTGAACACAAAGGTCATATGCCTCTTCTGGACTTTTATGAAATATTTTAATTAAAATCAGTATGACGAAGTCCATAGTAGTGACATCATCATTATGCAAAATGACATTATATTTGCTTGGGGGACGCATGCTTGTTTTAGTCTTGGTTTGAATATCAACATCTAAATCAATCATGCGTCACTCCCAGTTAGCCCTATTCTAGTCTAAGATACTGAATAAGTCAAGTGTTACTTGGTTTTGTATCAATAGTGATTTTTTTGGGTTTCATGCTTTCTGGCAATTCCTGTTGGAAATCCAGCGTCAGAATGCCATCAATTAATGACGTATTCGTTACATTTACCCATGCATTTAAGTAGAATGTTCGTTTAAAGTTTCTGCTGGCAATACCTTTGTGTAAAAATACCTTTTCTGCAGTATCTTTATCCGCATTCCCAACAATTTCTAACACTCCATTTTGAAGTGTGATTTCAATGTCGTCTGCACTAAACCCAGCAACTGCCATATGTAAGCGATAACGCTCATTATCCAGTTTCTCCAGATCATAAGGCGGATAGCTGTCTGTGATTGTGTTACGAACTTTGTCAAGCATTCGAAAAGTTGGTTCAAATCCAACTGCATATCGATTAAGTTCACGAAACACTTCATCAAGCTGACTGTTCAATGTTGTAATACTTCTCATGGTTTACCTCCTCTATTTGAGCAAAGTATTTTGAAAATTAGACCCTAATGGCGTCTAAACTGGAACCCCAGTGTCACATATATAGGAAGCACTGGGGTTGATTTCAAGTCACATGTTGTTTTTATTTTCTATAATTTTTTTGTCAAGTTTTTTACGACGTTTGTATGGACTTTCAATATCCATAATCTGATTATATTTCTTCTTCCAGCGAAGAATAGCCTCTGCTTTCTTCTGACGGCGTCTAATACTCTTTGGAACAAAATGCTTACGCTTACGTAACTCTTTATTAATGCCTTCACTATTCATCCTACGTTTAAGCTGACTGATTGCAGATTCAATATTATTGTTAATAACCTTAACAGTCATACCTTTTTTCTTAAAGCTTGTATCATCATAATCCATGTTTATATCCTTTGATGTTATTACATTATTTGTATATTATATGCTTATTGTCAAACTTTTTTTTGACTCGGTGCAATTATTGCACTTAATATTCTGCCATTTAGTTCTGGTTCCTTTTCAATTTTGCAAGGCCCAAGTCCAGTAATAAATGTGTTTAAAACATCATAGCCCTTTTCAGTAAATCCAATTTCTCTACCTTTGAATTTAATAACTACTTTAACTTTTGCACTTTCTGCCAGAAAGTTTTTTGCATGCTCTTGTTTCACCAAAATATCATGCCTGTCTGTAACTGGCCGCAGTTGAATTTCTTTCATCACTGTTGCATTTTCGCGTGCCTTTTTTTCTTGCTCTTTTTTACTTTTCTTTAATGAATAAATCCATTTACCAACATCCCCAATTTTAACCACAGGTGGAGTTGCAACTGAAGTGACCTCTATTAAGTCAAGTCCTTTATTTCTTGCAATACCAAGTGCATTTCGCGTTGGCATAACTCCAAGCGCCTGTCCATTCTCATCCATTACACGGACTTCAGTATGCTTTATTCTTTCGTTATAAATTACTGAATCTTTCACATGATCCTCAATTTTTCGTGAAATTTTTCTTTCATTTGTATTTTGATTGTAATTTTTCACGAAATAGCTCCTACGTTGTTGTCATATACCTTTAATGGTTCACTCATATTTTCAATTGTCTCCTTTGTAATACATATTTTTCTTACACCACTTTTATAAAGACTGGGTAGATCAAACTGAACGCCGAGTAGAATATTTTCTACAATACTACGCAGTCCTCTTGCCCCTGTCTTTCTAATCATAGCCAATCCAGCAATACTTTTAAGGCTGTCTTGACTAAATTCCAATTCAATATTATCTAATTTAAACATTTTTTGATATTGTTTGCAAATTGCATTTTTAGGTTCAGTTAAGATGCGAATAAGAGCATCCTCATCTAAATCGTCAAATGCAACGACGATAGGAAGACGGCCAATCATTTCAGGAATTATACCAAACTTGACCAAATCCTCACTACGAACATCTCGTAAAAGCATACTATTAGATTTTTGAAAATCAGGGTCGTTCAATGAACTATTAAATCCTATACCACTGACTACATCATTTTGTCTTTTCTCAATTATTTTAGAGAGTCCTTCAAATGCCCCACCAACAATAAAAAGAATATTTTTTGTATTGACAGTAATAAAATCACCATTTGGATTTTTTCTGCCACCTTGGGGTGGGATTTTTACTTCACAACCTTCAATCATCTTCAATAGAGCTTGTTGGACTCCTTCTCCAGAAACATCGCGCGTAATGCTTGTGTTTTCGCCTTTTCTGGACTTCTTATCAATCTCGTCTATGTAGATAATACCACGTTCTGTCTTCTGGATGTCCATCTCCGCAGCATGATATAGCTTGGTAACGGCGTCTTCAACGTCTAGTCCCACATAGCCACTTTCAGTAAGACTGGTAGCATCAACTATCGCAAAGGGCACATCCAAAATTTTCGCAACATTTTGAATTGTAAATGTTTTACCGGTGCCACTTGAACCGATAAAAAGCATATTACTTTTATCAATTTCAACACCTTCAATGATAGGATTGTTAATTCTTTTTACATGATTATAAACTGCAACTGACAGAACTCGTTTGGCTAGATCTTGACCAATAATGTATTCGTCTAATCTGCTTTTTATTTTTGCAGGTATAATGTCCTTTTCGCCAATAATTCTGGGAGTATCTTGCTTTATAATGTCATAACATAGATTGACACATTCATTGCATATGAACACATCATTCCCAGCTATAAGCTTACGAACTTGTTGTTGATTTTTATCACAAAAACTACAGACATGAAATGTCTTAGCTGTCATAGGTTTTTTTCCTTTTTTATAACCATGTATTTGGCTTTGATGATACATCATTGTTAGTCAATGATACACCAGATGTGGAACTTGTCAATGTCACGTTGGAATTAATTACGTCAACATGTGTATCAATCTTAGATTCCTTAATGGATTGATCTATAGGATCTTGTAGGGAGTTTTCACTGCTACGCTCAGTAGTGGCCAACCAAGCATTCATAGCTTTTTTAACAGTATCTTCAATCACATCTTTTTGTAATACTGGAAATTGGTGAGTATCTAAACTATTTTTTATTATGTGTTGAGTACGTTCTTGGAACTCTTCATATGAAAACTGTTGGGATTGCGTAGTAGTTCCCAAGGTAATAGGATGCAAATCAACCCCATCAAAGTACATCAATGAATTCTTTTGCAAATCGTAGTAAGTTTGACCAACTGGAACATTCTTAGTATGAACTGGTTTTACACTCATATTTGCGGCAATTAACATCAATACAGCTAGAGGGTCAAACACAAGTACAATAACTAATATCATATATTTAACCGCTTTATCATAATCTATATTTTTATCAGAATAAAAAAGCTGGGCAATATATTTTATCGGTCCAAGTTCACTCTCAAGTATATTATTCTTTTGCTGAAGAGATTTCTCTTGCATTTCTAAATCAATAAGTTTCTGCCGTTGTCCTTCCAATCGCGAATTTATCTCAGCCCGTTCTTGCTGTTGACGATTACGGGCCGCAAGTGCTTGCGTTGCACGGTTGTTATCAAGTTGAATATTAATAGACCTGTCAAGTTGTGCTAGTTGGTTGGTCAGTTGTGAAATTGATTCGTTCACCAAGTTCTTTTGACGTTCAATATTTTTTAATTCTAAAGTAACTTCAGCAGTGTTAAGTTTTTGATCAGTATGTGCCCTGGTCAGAAATCCAAAAATCCCCAGGCTTGTAATTAACATCAAGACTATAACACTGATTGTTAAATAGGTTTTTAGGAAGTTATTTATTGTATTCCATTTTTGGTACAACCAGCTAGCACAAACCAGCTTACTAATTTCAAGCACTGCTGCCATTACAATAACGGGAAAATAAGCCGCTGAAAAAATAGCAGCCAATCCAACTATACTGTAATAGGCGGCAACAGTGCTTAGTGTTATTGCACAGGCAAACAGTAATTTGCTGATATTCATGAATCACTCGTAGAAAATTCACCACGATCCAAAATTTTAAAATCAGTTTCTCTATCTAGAAATTTATAGCTGGCAGAAACTACATCAAAATGTTTGGAGATAAATTCCATAACTTCGTTAACTTGAAAAGGAGCGCATGAATATAAATCAAATTGCATTACGCTATCATGTGGGTCTGGGAAGTTCCAAATATGCATGGCACAGTGACTGGTAGTGAGAATCACTGTACTGGTAATACCTTCGTTGCCAAGGTCACTGCACCAAGCAGACACTGGTTCAATCATGACTTTCATACGTACATGTGAAACCAACCCTCTCATAAATTCATTTACTTTATCACAATCATTTGGTCCAGGAGGGTTTTTAATTTTAGCGTTAATTAATAAATGAAGGTGAGCAGATGGTTTCAACTTTTAAATTCCTTCCAGTTAGACACCAGAAATCTGGGTTACAGTGATATTTTGTTCTATAGTAGTGATAGATGCAACAGAAGTCAAGCCATCAGCTTGAATGGATTCAATATTTGCTGCATTTGGACGATCACATCCAGCCCCAAAATTTTCCAGAGTTGGATTAAATAATTTCCTGTTGCTAACCATAGACGCTACAAGAGCGCGTGCTACTGCGCGTTTTACAGCTGCAGTTCCCGTATAAACCGTGCCAGCGTCAGGTTCAGTAGAGAGAGCAACAACGCGCACTGCGTCTGGTTGATCATATCCAACAGTAAATGTAATGGTATCAGTTGCAACATTGCCAATATTACCTGTACGACTGATGCTACCTAGCATGTTAGTTGTAGCAAAAGACTGCAATTCACTGATCATTTGGGTCCAGCGCATATTAGCCCTTTCTTTAGCCTGACTGTTGGCTAAAGTTGAAGGGAATCCACCGTAATTGCCCAAAGTAAATCCCATATTTGTAAATGCATTACCGCTGTTAATTGTGTATGGCTCACCCTTAACAGAGGTTAATTGTAGATAAGGGCCAGCAGGTTGTGCAACAACACTGGTTTGTGCTGTTAATGAATTCATTTGAGTACTTACCCCAGCGGTAGTTAGTGGACCACCTGTAAATGATATGTTTACCCCATTTATTGTTACGTTACTGTCTGTTGTCACAGAAGTAAAAGCAGTGCCCACTGTTGAAGGATAGTTAGAATATGTACCAGCAGTTAAACCAAGGGTTGATAGCGCGGTGCCAACACCAGCAGCGATCCAAAACGGCGTACCTTCAAACCCAGGAGCATTCATAAGAGTTACATATCCACCGGCAACTTGCTGACTAGCCGCAACATTTGTAAATGTGGTTGCCGCATTGATTTTGCTAAGTATGGTAGTTATAGTGTCAGCATTAGTAAATTGAATACTATATCCATTGATAACGATTGTATCTCCATTAGTCAATGGAGTACCAACTACAGCCGCTGTACCTGTTGTCATAATTGTTGAATTTATTTGCCACGCAGTCTCAGAGTCTAACCCCCCATTACTATTACCGGTTAGAGCAGAATAATCAGTTGGACTTCTTAGGTTCCAAGTGACTTGATAATATGTTGGGTTAAGAGAGTAAGTTGCCATGCAAAGTCCTTTATGTACATATTAACTTATTTATACAAAATTCTTTAATTAGGTCCTAATTATCAACGCGATTGTGCGCAAAATATATGAGATCCAAGCTCAATCTTAACAGGGCATGGAACTAACTTATTATTAGATTTTTTGTGATAAAAATACAAGGATCCTTTTCCATAATCTTTTACAGATTGGTTCATTACTTGCAGTGCTATCTGTTGACTTTGTACCCAACTGTCTTGTTCTAATTTGAATTTGTTACCTAATTTTTTCCCGGCCCAACTAAATTGCCAAATATTCCTTCCATTTGATTTTGCAACTTGAAATACATTATCACAGATATTTGTGCTAAATTTGTTGCTGGATGAACGATTTATAGGAACATAAGCAATTGCAATTTTTTCATTCATAGAACCTCCTCTAGCCTCAAAATATAAATTCCAGGCAAGACATTTCAAAGTTTTTTTATCAGAATATGAGAGTTTATGGGCCTCAGGAATGTTTAATGGCAAGTTATTTTTAAAACTTTCATATGCTCTATAATTCACATGCAATACCTGCTGGCTTTGTGCATGCGATCCTAAAAACATAAAAATTAAAGCTAATGCAAAAATATTCCGCATTTTTTCTCTCCTTATTAGGTTCTGAGAGTAATCTCAGAAATTTTAGATCACTGACCCACAGTGATAGTACTGATACATGCCGTTGGCATAAATATCCACGATTGGACAAACTGATAAAAATCAGCTTACATAGTATATATCAAAAATCTGTCATAAGCCAATTTATGTTCAATACAATTTAGCGGAGTGATTTATGAAGCTAACTCAAGACGACATTAATCTATGGAACCGGTATATGAAATCTTTAAACTCCAACCCAATAAATTGTAGTATCCAATTGGCAAATCGCAGTTATACATGCATTCTTGATCTCCACGGAATGACAATACAACATGCCCACATAGAAGTCAAAGCATTTTTAAGATTTCACCGTGAAGAAAAAACAAAAAGTGTCAGAATTATAACCGGAAAAAGTGGAAAAATTAAAAAAGAATTTATTTTTTGGATAGAATCAGAACCATATATCAGAAAAATAGAACCAATATATGACAGCAGAAAACAAGTTGGATCATTTCAAATATTTTTAAAAAAAATAAGCAAGACCTATTGATTTTTGTGCAGTGCAGCATAAATACTGTTGCAAGCGATAGCAATAGTGCATCGCCATAATTGGAGTAAAATCATGGATAAGACTGTAAAAGCTATGAATGATGCTGTTGTTGACTACGTTGCAAGTTCAGCCAAGCATGTCGTAGAGCTAAACACAAAGCTATTTAACGATTACATTGAGTTGAACAAGACCATCGTTGGGATGTATCCTGGCCTTGATGCCTGGATCCCCGCTTACGCCAAGCGTTGAAAAAAAGGGAGCAAGGCTCCCTTTTTTTATCTTAAAATTATTCTTTTTTCATGTCCAACATGTATTGTTGGATCCACCCAAATTTCGTGACCTGCTTCTTTGGCTGACCAGCAAAACCCTACATCTTCAGCACTAAAATCATGAAAATTTTCGTTTGAAATCCATCTTGGTTTAAACCAAGGATATTCCATGGATTCTAAAACTCCATTTGAAATGGAAATAAACCCAAATCCTGTATAACTTACTTTGAAAGGTTGAATACGCGACTGCATATCCGGCCTTGAAATAAAGTCAAAAACTCCATTCTGATATAACTTATCAAACTCAAGATTTTCTACTACTGGATAATGCTTTTTATCTTCCATAATATATACGCCTGATACTATGGGATAATCATGCGATAACAGATTAATGACATTTTCTGGAGTCCAAACGATATCATTATCAATCCAAACCATTTTGTCATATGGTAATTGAGACTGCCAAGGCTTTTGCATTTTTCCAGAGGTATTGTTGCCACCTAGAATTCTATTTCTGGTGTAATAAACCACTGGATTATAATCATTGCTGTATGCATACTGAATTCCTAATTTATTCAACTCAGCTATCATGACATTCCACGAATTAAAAAAATTTGAGGAAAATGAATTACCGGGTAAACAAAAAACTACTTTCTTAGGTAATGGCATTATTTTCTCCTTTTAGCCATGGATATCCTTGTGGATATTTTTGTTTTGTTATTTGATTTCCTTGCAGGAAAAATTCTGCGGTGACTGAACCGGGATTACCATCAAGTCTATAATTTAAACTGTATTTTGTACTACATCCAAATTCTGGAAAGTATTGCGATATAACAGAATAAAAATATCTATCTGCACCCCATTGGTTATACCATGCGTTTGCAATACGTACAAACACTTCTTTTTTTATACAATAGGCACTTGTATCAACTAGGTAAGAATTATCACTCAAAAAAACAGGATATTTTCCTAAACTTTCACAATTGTCTTGACATATAAAAACATCGTCAGCAGTATAGATATTCCTTAAGCTATATGCCCAGTGAAAACTAGATTTCTCACATGTATCAATCATAGTTTCAACATGCTCTGGCTCATACCAGTTATCTTGGTCTAGTGCAAACCAATAATCTTGTTCAAGTAATGGCCCACTCAAATAATAGGATCTATGGCCATACCAATTATTTGCACCTATATTCCATGGTAAGTTTAAATACTTTATGCCGGATAAATCGCCAATTTGTTGTTTGACAGATTCTTGAAATTCAGGACCATCAACAATAACCAGACATGTTATATTTTTATGTGTTTGATTAAGTACGCTTTGAACAGCTTGTCTTAATTGTTTTTTTCCAGTAGCAGGAATTACGACTAATGCAGATTTTGACATATCATATTATTAATTATGCAATTTAAAATGTCAATCACCAGCAGATCTATTTTCAACGAAAACATATTTTCCATGCTTAAAAATCCGGAACTTGTCAATAGTCATCTCGTTTTTGCTGTCGTAGGTAGCATTCAAAATACCATTTGCAAACTGTTCAATATGACCAATGGTAAAATTACAAACATGGTTTTTATCAAGGATTCTCATAATTACGTTTTTCAAACGATTTAACCCTAGTTGTTTCATCTGAACCCAATCAATCTTATTATGGCTGACTTCAATCTTGGAATAATCCAAGTCAGCCAACACAATTGTTAATTCATATGCCTCTGACAAATGACGAATGCTTTTAATCGCATTTACATCTGCAATTTCAAATCGCTCTGAAATTACCGGATAAACATTATTTCTAATGTAATTGCGATCAAATGAACTGTCTAAGTTACTGGGATCAGTAATAAACTGGACATTATTATCTGTTGCATACATTTCAATAATACTGCGAGTAATACTCAGCATGGGACGCACAAGATCAATATTTTTATCATACCAGCACGGCGTGGACTCCCCCATGCTCTTCAGACCTTTAATCCCACTACCACGAAAAAGCCTAAGCAAGAAGTTTTCAAATTGATCATTTGCATGATGTGCAAGAAGAATAGCATCGCACCCAACTTCACAGAACGCTTTGTATCTAGCCTCTCTTGCTGCATATTCTAGATTGTTATTAAGGCCAGACAGGCTTACTTTAGCTGACAAAAAATCAATCCCATATGCATCACACACATTTTTCACAAACGATTCCCACTCAGAACTCTTTTCATGAATTCCATGATTGACATGCATTGCAGTAAATTTACACTTAAACTTATCTTTGTTAATAGAGATCCAGTGCAATAGAACCATACTATCAACCCCACCACTAACTCCAATTACAACACGCTTTGCATTTTTAAGCAAAGATTGCATATGATTAACAGCAAGAATTGACATTCTTAAAATCTCCTTTGAGCAAAGATACCATATATCTTAGAAAGATAAAAGTGTTATCTTTGTACTTTTGGAAGTTTTTTAAGGTGCAATACTTCTGCTCTGTAAATTGCTCTTAACTTTTCAGGACTTGAAACTACTGAATTGTATTCAGTAAGAGTATTTTTCAGTTCAGATATTTTGTTTATTACTTCATGATATTGATCTTCAGCCCATCGGTAACTGGGAAGACCGGCAATTCTGTCCTTTTGCTCTTCAGTAATATCAATCTTTCCAACAAACTTAGAAATTTTTTCAATAATTTCTTGTTTATTCTTGGCTTTCATTAAAAAACCAGGAAGATTGTGATCATAGCAGGCTTTTAGTGCTAGATTCCAATTCAATTCATGGGTGGTGTCCTGGATTAATTTATCAAACCGAACTTTGTAAAATTTAAGTCTCCAGTTGACAAAATCTCTTATAAGATCATGAACGTTAGTAAACTGCTTGATATTTTTTCCATCATAGTCTAACAATACAAGTCTTTCAGTATTTTTTGTTTTTAATTTTAAGAAATCAATTGCCTGTTCTACACTCCAATCTGCAATTGAACCTCGCTTAAAACGAACCTCAACATAAATTTCTTTTGTACTGCGGTCAACATATCCTTGAATTAATTCTTCCTCTTCAAACTTATTAAGACGCGCTTTAAATTTTTCCAGACTTAGATCTGGTGGTAACTCCGTAACGACTACTGAACTACCATCAATTGACGCTTTACCAAAAAATTCATATTGATTTTCACCTAATGCATTTGTTTTAACATGTAGAAAATCATAACATGGAAGTAATTCAGGAAGTTTCTTTTTTTCATCTATTGCCGCAACAGTTGCATCAATCAATTCATTGAAGTTTCTTGGCAAAATTTCTGTGCTCCAACCTACGGCAATACCACTGACGCCATTTAATAGAACCACAGGTATTAACGGTAGAAAATGTAATGGTTCCATAACAGATCCATCATAATTTTCTTTAAGAGGAATAATATCAAAATCTTGATAAATTAGATTTTCAGTGTATACATTTTTCTTTACATATGTATAACGAGGCGCACCCCAATTGTCAGGCCCAACTCTAGTGCCAAATGCTCCAATTCCACTAAGCAATGGTATATTGTTACAATATGGTGCAGCCATCAACGATATTGTATCACATGCGGCTGCATCTCCATGCAAATATTTGTTACTACTAATCATAGTACCAGCCAACGATATCGTTTTAATTTTATCAGACATGGGTTTTATGACATCCAAAGCTTTTCTTTGAGCATCCTTCAGCCCATCACTTATGCTGGGGATACCACGACTTTTACACACGTAGATACTGTATTCTCTACTTGAAGATGTAATAAAGTCAGTTGTTGTAGACATTATTCAATTACCTCTCTGGATGAACACCATGACGATCTCATCCAATTTTTGATTTTTAATTTTGTATCAGAAGATAGATCATTAAAATCTTGGTCAAATTTTTCTGATCTTATAATTAGATTGTTATCGTCTTTGAAATATTCTTCAAAACTTGCGTATCTTAATGTATTCACTGTTTAGGACTCCACAATTTTGCCCATTTTAAAACGTTAGGTAATTCATCTTCATACGGACAAATTACTGCACATGATGGTCTACCATTTAATGTTTTGTTTTCATGTCCAAGATGCACTTTAGGAAGCTGTGATATTTTTTCAAATTCTTTAAGATTTACTCTGATCACACATTTCCTAAATGACTCTTTATACCATTTTTGATATGATGGGTCTTCCTTAAACTTTTCATGAGCCGCCAAAACTGAATGAGCAACCAGGGTTGGTGCCATATAGTCAGGAAAATCATCCGCAATGGCAATATATAATTTCATTCCTTATTCCTACACATCTCATGTATTTCGTCTAAGCTTTCGTGTACTGTAAAACTTGTAACACCACCATTAGGCATTCTTATTGTTGCTATTGTATTTGTATCTACAATCTCAACGTATATCAAATCTTGAGTTCTAATTAGTATAGGGACAGTATCATACCAAAATTCTTTTCCATTATTAACTACAACTTTTTTTGTCAATTTTAACATGAATTTCCTTTTTATATCTTAAGAAAGAGCAATCCAGGCTTTACGATCATCTGCTCGGTCACCATTGAAAATTAGGTCAAGAGCTTCACCCAAGTTGCCATCATCAATTATAGGCACAAGTTTAGGATTTGACAAGCTATGTATCCAATCTGTTTCTTCTAGACTACCTAGCCCCTTTGCGCGAGTTGGTTTTGGACAGCCTTTCCAATCACTTGGAGTATATTTGTGATAATCATCAGAGTACCAATAATAACGTTTTTTACCTTTCTCCTGTATGATAAAAGGAGTTTGAAAAGCATAAAATACTGGTTCTTGAGATTTATCAAATAATTCAGGCCAGTGTAAGTAAAAAAAGTTAACTAAAAGCGCAGTAATATTAGCACCATCTGGGTCTTGGTCTGCCGCCAAATAAATTTTTCCATACCTTAATTCTGATCTGTTAACTTTTTGTCCTAGTGACACACCAATAGCAGCCATAAGATCTGTTATTATTTGATTTTCAATAATTGTTTTATTACTTTCTCCACGGACATTAAGAATTTTTCCGCGAAGAGGCAGAGAACCATGTATTTCCGGATCACGAACAGCAGAAATCATAGTACTTGCACTATCACCCTCACATAAGAATAATATGCATTTACTTCTATCTCTGCCATTAGCATCAAGCAGTTTTGGTATTTTATTACGGAGAAGCTTTCTGCTTAATTTTGCAAGTTCAGCATTGTCTTTCTTTTGTGTTCTTTCAGCGCATTTTTTGAAAATGCTTTCAACCCACTCTTTATTTTGTTTTATGATGCTTTTAAATAGGTCTTCGTCACTGAGTGTGTCAGTTATAAACTTAGATACTTCATCGTTAATTAGTCTAGTTTTGCTTTGACTGTCAAAATTTGGCGCATGCATGCTTGTTGTATTATATATTAACAACCCTTCTGCAATATCAGATCTGTTAGGAACTAAATTACGCCTTTTGCTTTCTTTTTCTAGAGCTTTAAGCAATCCTCCAAAAAATAGTCTTTTAAAAATATCAATGTGCTGCCCACCATTAAATGCAGGTATATCATTTACAGTACTATGAATATATTCACCATCTGGTTGAAAATTAGGCAGTAAATAATAAAAACTTTTGAAATTTCCTGAAATAACATCAATCTTTATGATTGGTTGATTATCAAAAAAAGTCTTTTCTAGATTTTTTTTGACTTCAACTTTTTGACCGTTTAACGTAAATTTAATCTTCGGATGATTAGCCGCTATTTCAAATATTCTTGCCTCAATAAATTTCAAGGGTACAGTGGCATTTGGAAAAACAGTTTGACTTAAAGTAAAGGTTGCAGTTGTCCCCCGTCTTCCATTATTTGATGTAATTTTTGGTCTGCCAACATTAAGATCAGGGAAAATATCTGTACCTTCGCTGAATGTCTGAACAAATCGTTTACCATCCCTGATAATATCAATTGTAAAACTTTCACTACAACTAACCACTACGCTAGCACCTATACCATTAGTGCCTCTGACTTCTTCTCTAGTTCCAAAGTTTCGGCCAGCTCTAGCCTGTGTAAGTGCCAGAGTTGCTTTATGCATTTTTTCTGTATCATCATAATCTATTGGAATACCCCTGCCATCATCACTTACGGAAAAATAAAGTTTTGATGGATTATATTCAACATCTATTTTGGATCCATGGTTATGTCCTATAACTTCATCTAGAGCGTTATCTAGAATCTCGCGAAAGGCACAGTATACAGCGGGAGTCCATGTTGTTTCTTCAGCAACAAGACGACTTCCATCCCAGTTTATGATTGTTTGGGTATGAAGGTTTCGACTACCCAAATACATTTCTGTACGTAAGCGGTGATGTTGTGTATCTGTTAGTTTTACGATTTCATCAGACTGATTTTTTTTCATGGGATACCTATTTAACTGTCTATACAAAAATAACGAGAAGTTTACACCCCTCGTTATTCTTGTTAGTTATGCTTGCACAAGTTCTGTGAGAGATTCAAGACTTATGCACTTCAGCAACCGTTACTACTTGGTTGCCTATCTGCTTTCACTTCCGTTCTCCGAGAAGTTGCAGCAGACTTATGAAGATATTAACGCAATCTAGGTACAATGTCAAGGCTCCAAAAATACTGCTTTTTTCAGGGGAATCAAACCCATAAACCTCTCCATTTGACAAATACTCTTCTTTAAGCTTTTGTGTATCATATGCTGTAAGGCCAGTAAATGCAATTACACCGACAACTGAAATGATCCAGCTAAGTATTGAACTGGCCAAAAATATATTTACAACACTGGCTATGATTAAGCCAAAAACACCCATAATTAAAAAACTACCCATACTAGTCAAGTCTCTGCCTGTGGTATATCCATACAAACTTGCAGATGCAAATGTAGCAGCAGTTATAAAAAACACTTTGGCAATACTAGTACTAGTATAAACAACAAAAATTGATGACATACTTAGCCCCATAAGTGCAGAAAATGCCATAAATAAAGCAAATGCAACTTTAATACTGAAATTTTTCATAACAAATGGCATAGCCAGAATTAATAGTAATGGTGAAAAAACAAACAAATACCAAATTGGCGTTGTCATCAACGGTTGCAAAATAAAGCTTGAAATATACGCGACTACTCCTGTCACAGCAAGTGCTATAGACATATTGTTATAGACACCTAACATCCAGGATCGTAATCCCATATCAATAGTTTTTGGATCAACTGAAACTTGGGGATATGCTTCGTTATACATGTAGGATTCTCCTCTTCTTTACGAGCAAGTAATACTATATAACATTATAATCGGAATTTCAATCCTGTCAGAAAAAAAATTCATAAATAATGCTATGTTGATTAAAGAAATCACAATTCGTCATGAATTAAGCAGGTCAGAGGCACCAGACGACATCACAACTATTTTAAAGAGTTACGGATGGAAACACCTTGGAACTGGGTTTGAAGCTAGTGTTTTTGAACATCCAAAGTGTTCGTATGTTTTAAAAATCTACTTAAAAAGCAGTCTATACACTTTATTTGTGAGTCAGGTTCAAAAACACAATAACATACATTTTCCAAAATTTCTAAGTGCCGACAAAAAGATACCAGGGGCACCAAACTGGAGATGTATTCGTATGGAAAAGCTTTCTCCACTTACAAAAGAACAAGTTCTTAATTTTTACTTACCAGAAATGTACTTTATGGTTGAAAAACTACTTCAACTTGGAATAAAAAGGGGATTAGCAGGATTCAATAAGGATTTGGTAAAAATAGCGTATGAACAATTTGGGTTGAATTGGTCACCTTTCGTACCTGATCAAGGAAAAATTTGGAAATTTTTGAATAAACCATCAAACGAATGGCAAGAAGCTGTAGGAGTTGTGGCTAGTTTAGCTAAAGAAATTGGCGAGTATTCGTTGGACATACATGATGGAAATCTTATGTTACGAGACAAAACATTGGTTATAATTGATCCAATTGCCTAAGGTCACAGATATTCTTCCCAAACCATACGATAGAAAACATAGTCGTCTTTATTTTCAATGTAAACCATACCCATACTACCGGTAATATCAGTATCATCCCAATAATAGCTGTCGTTCACATTTGATTCTAACCAGGACTTGATTTCTTCCCTGGTTTTTCCTTTTGGAGTGGAAACAGAATGCCACGTCTCCGTAACTTCTTTTAGCTTGGTTCTCATTTCCATTCTCATTTCACGTAATGCATAATATTTTTCAGCAGAATTCATCACAACTCCAGCATGTTATTGATCATTGTAAATATTTTGACTGAGATATTGCCATACAAATGTAGCTGCTGCCAAACTAGTTATTTCAGCATGGTCATAAGCAGGTGCAACTTCACAGCAGTCCATGCCTACCCAATTGATATGTTTTCGACCCATGTTTTGTTGCCCCAGACAAGTAATCAATTCTTTCAACCAAATCGTAGATAACCCACCTATTTCAGGTGTACCTGTACCTGGAGCAAATGCTGGGTCTAAACAATCAATATCTAGACTTAGATAACAAGGTTTTTTAGATATATGATCTTTTATAAAATCACTCATGACTTCTGGTGAACGATTCATGGCACTCATAGCTGAAATAGTTTTACCTCCTAAATTAGAAAGGTAATTTAAGTCTTTTTTATCTGCAGGACTACGAATTCCAATACTAATTGTAGTTTTTGCATCTACAATACCCTCTTCAATAGCATTATACAACCACGTTCCATGCCCATATTTTTGACCAAAATGGTTTGACCATGTGTCACAGTGAGCATCAAAATGTATTATACTAATCTTGTCTTTGACCGTGTCTTTAAGACCTCTTAACACGCCCAGTGTGGTTAAATGATCTCCACCAAGAACAACAATGTTACTACGGTACTTTTTAATACTATCTTCAATAACATTAAGACTATTTTCTACATTTCCAGATGGTATTGGTATATCTCCAGAATCTCCTGTAAACTCCGAAATGTTTACAGGATATCTGGTGTTCTGTCCATCTGTAAGCATCATGCTTGCATTTCGTATAGAGTTAGGCCCCATACGAGCACCACTTCTGTACGTGGTTGCAGTATCCCATGGGGCACCAATAACTACAAATTTCTGATCAACAAAGTTAGGAACGCCACAAAAGTTGCGTGTAGAACCATATTGATACGGAAGATGCATCATGTCAACAGGGATGACGAATCAGAACCTGATGGGATGGCTAGTCCACTTGTATGTGCGGTGTATCCTTTAACCGCATCACTGCTGGCCTTCACCATGCATACTATATTATTTTTTGAAATTGGAAACTTTTGTTCATTGTCTGCTCCCAACATCCAAAATGGAGCCATTTGAATTCCTGGCTGTCCATTACGAGGATCTCTAGCAATACCCATCGTCAGAGGCTTAGTAACTACAATGGTCAATGAATCAACGTTGACGACTTTGGCAATTACCTCATCACCCGTAATCAATTTCATAGTTACAATATCGTTTGTTTTAATTTCAGTTGCAAGTAGCATGGTAAAATCTCCTTTACCATATTATGCATACTTCACACAAAAAATCAACAAAAATCAGGCAATTCCCAGATTACTAGCATAATTTGTTAGACCATTTCTATTAATCCATGTGGTCGGTGCCACCAATGTTCCAACTTTACATTCTGTACCAAATGGTCGTGTTGGCTCTTTATAGCTAACATGAATCCAACACGTTTTTCCTTGACTACTGATTGCATACTCAAGCAGCAACTGATCAAACGGAACATTATCCCTGATCCATAAAGCAATATTATAAAATTGAGATTTTGGTGTGCCAGTAAATTGCAAGTCAGCTGCTTGGCCTCGTCCATGCTGACTTTTCCCAACTGATGCACGAAATGTATTTGTTACAATCATGTTTGGAAATTTATCACGAACTTTATCTAAAACATTCACTGCCAGTAGCTTTAGGTTAGCAACAATTTGACCCCTGGTGAGTCCATTTATTCCTTGTGCAGGTATATCATAGGCGTATGTAACCCAAGGCTTTTGAGTTAGTTGACCAAGGGTATAGTATCTACTTAATGGTAAATTAAGAGGGAATTCAGAAAGCTTTTCAACCCCACCTGTATTTGATGATGTAGGTGTTGGTAGGGTTGATGGAACATCGTTATTTGATTGGTCGTTTGGAGTAGCTTTGCTAGATAAAATTTCTTGTGCTTGCGCCTCTGTGATATCACCCTTTTTAACTAGGTTTTCAAGGTATGTTTTACTTTGGGCTGCACTCACCGCAGTACCATCAGCAGCAATGTCGTCTCCTATGGTTATAGGACCCAAACTAGGCAACAAAACTTCGTCGCGTGGCCATGGTGGTTGCCATAAGGCAACTTGTGATTTATTCACGAAAAAATCTGGACTAAACCAAACATCATGTCCAATGTATGAAGGGGGATTAAGAGGCATTAAGTATTTATGTTTTTAAAATGCGCACTTAGTTTATCATACCCACCAATTAAAACTCCGTCTATCCATACCTGTGGAACTGTTTTAGCCCCTGGGTTGTTTTCAAGAAAATCAGTTCGTGTTATATATTGCTGATTTTCCATCAATGGCTTTTCGCCCATACCCGCACTTACAATAAATTCTCTATATGAAAGTCCATGAGATTTTAATAGGTCTTTGGCTTTAACACAGTATGGGCAATCTATCTTACTATAAACATCAATTTTCATAATCAATCCTTTCGTAAATTACAAACTTAATCCGTTGAAACTGTTTTCTGTGACATCCATTTTTGCGTCCCCAACTCGATAGCTGCTTATCTCAGTTTCCTGTGGAGCCACCTGAACTTCCTTCCCACTAATCCATTTTTGTGTCCATGGCAGAGGGTTTGATTTTACTTTGTATGGGCTGTCAAGGCCGATACCACTCATACGAGTTTGTGCAATGTACTCAACATATTCTTTTAGTAGAGCGGAATTAAGCCCAATCATGCTACCATCTTTAAATAGGTAGTCTGCCCAATCTTTTTCCTGTTGTACAACCGAGTGGAACATAGTCTTAACTTCATCACGACATTCTTTTTCAATATCTGCAAATTCAGGATCATCCTTGACTAGAAGTTTAAGCAAAGTTTGTGTACTACCCAAATGGAGATTTTCATCCCTGCATATAAACTTAATAATCTTTGCATTACCTTCCATTTTTTTCAATTCAGCAAAAGCCCAACTGCATGCAAAGCTAACATAAAATCGAATACCCTCCAAAGCGTTTACTGAATTTAAACAAAGCCATAATGTCTTTTTAAGATCATATTCAGTTAGTTCTATAGTCTTTCCATTAACGGCATGTTTACCAAATCCTAGAATGTGATAAAGCTGTGTCTTATGGATAAGACTATCATAGTATTTTGTAATATCCTTGGCACAGTTTACAATTTCTTCAATGTCCATCATGGAGTCAAAAATCTTGCCTGGATCACTATACACATTACGAATAATATGTGTGTAACTTTTACTATGGATTGTTTCAAAGAATGCCCATGTTTGAATCCAAACTTCTAGTTCTGGTAAACTACATACCGGCAAAAATGCCAAATTTGGCGCACGTCCCTGAACTGAATCAAGAATGATTTGTCGTTTCAAATTTGACGTAAAAATATGTTGTTCATTCGCACTTAGACTGCGAAAATCTTTTTGATCTTTAGTTACATCAACTTCGGCGGGACGCCAGAAAAAACTTAACTGATTTTCAGTAAGTCTATCAAAAACTCGATACTTGATGTTGTCGTATCGTGCCACGGTTGTTGTTCCTGACTGGTCCAGAAAAATCTGATTCTGAGCATTATCACTTCGATTATTTGAATTGAGAGTCTGATAAGTCATGTTTTATTTTCCATCCTTTGCAATGCCCTATGCGGGCTGGTTTAAACGTATTTCTTATAGCTTGTTCTTTTAGACTTTGATACACATTTAGAACATTGG